ACCTGTCTAGTAAGATGTTTTAGATTTCATCGACTCGCATGTTGAGTCTTTTAATCTCAGACAACAAGTGTGTAATTACATAACCTGACAGGCCACCGACTATTGCCAGTGTGCCTAAATAGAGCGTGAAGAAATCGGATTGTGTCACTTTTTAGGAGTCGCGTATCCAAAGACACCGGCTAGGACAGCCCAAAGAACTGCGCGATAGTCAAGTGCAAAGTTAGATGCAGCCCATGCTGATAGGAATGCTCCAGCAGTGAGGACAAGAGGGTTCTTCATGTTCATTAGTTTCCGCCTAACATAGGTATCGAATAAAACTCACCCAGTAGGTCAGCTTCTTTCTTAAAGCTGACATGCATGTGGTGAGTGTGTTTGTTAGCCCCTGTGTAGTTGCGCCACTTCCAGTTAAGGACGGGAGACGCAATCCTGCCGTTAAAAATAATGTACGAGATGCGTTTTTCTGCCTTAGACTTACAACTGATTCGAAGCTGATCTGCAAGGTCTGGCATGATATGCGGTTTGACTCCTGCACCGAATAAGTCTGCATCAATGTCAATGGCACGAACCCAACCCTGCTCATCTGGATTATGATCAGACTTACGAGCAGCGTGTCGGGTATCACCGACCCAACCATCCGATGCCCTATCACGATCTGGGAAGGAATCATCTAACTGCTCTCTTAACTGGATAGCAGCTTTAGAAAGTCTTAACTTCATCCAAGTAGAAGAGCCGCTTCATCGGCAGTAATGCCTAGCTTGGCTAGGAGTGCATCCTTTTTAACAGCATTAGCTGCCTTGTCTGCTTCTTCTTTAGCGTGAGCATCCGCAGCAGCCTTAGCATCGGCTTCGCGCTGTGCTAATTCATCGGCAGTTAGCTCACGCTCTACTACTTCGCCTGTTGTGCAGTTGATTTCGATTGCTGTAGTCATTGTCTCTCCTTATGAGTTCTTGATGCCGTAGAGGTAAAAGGTTGAGTACTGTGCAAAATTAGAACCTGATGCGCTTGTTAAAGATATGCTGCTAATAGCGGCAGTACCTGTCCATAAAACTGCATTTAATGCAATATAATTAGCGGTTGCATTATTTTCTTCAATAGTATCTACGCTCATAGATTTTTGATTAGAACCTGCATAATTGGGAATATAAACTTCTGAATTGGTAAAAGTATTGGATGTAGTTGCTGTTCCTTGTGTTTGTCCAACATAAGCTGATGTACCAGATGTAACTTTTCCAGATGCAGCGGTAGATCCATTACCTCGTAAAATTAAATTAGTATAATTAGTGCCAGAGTCACTATTGAATACGCAATAAATCCAATTTTCTGATCCAGCTGAAACATCACGGGCAGACGTTTTTAGCAGTAAATCTGTATAAGTGCCAGCGATAGAGCTAAAGGTAACGCTAGATGCGCCACCACTTCCAACTGTATTAGATGCAATTAAAGTATATGTATTAGCCATTATGCAGCCGCGATTCCATAGAGTGTGAAGGTTGAGCCAGTAGCAAAGTTAGAATTGACCTTTATAGTAGTTATTGCAGAAGTGCTACGCCATAAACCTACTATTGCTTCTGTTGCCAAATCAATATGATTTGCTCTACTTAAATAAGTTTTGTAAGTAGTTGTATTTGCATAATTCATAAAATGAACTACGGTATTAAACTTTAGTGCGTTTGTTCCGTATGTTTCAGCGCCTATGTATCCTACTGTTTCATTAGAGCCACGCCCAGAACTTGCAGTTGTTCCATTTCCTGAAAGTCTTGTTCTACTGTAATTTGAGCCTGTATCTGAATTGAGGTTAATACTCATATATTCACTTGCAGTTGATGTGATTGTATTTACTACCATTATTAAATCAGTATAAGAACCTGAAATAGAACTAAAGGTAACTGAGGCAGCGTTAGAGCCTAGTGTTGTAGTTGCTAAGGGAGTGTATGTAGAACCAGCGGCCATTGTTATGCTCCCTTAATTCCGTATAGGGCTAATTGAGAATACTGTGCAAAATTGCCTGAGGCTGCCGTTATTGTAACTGTTGTAATTGCAGCCGTATTCATCCATAAGCCAGAGTTAAACTCAACACCACCTGCTGTATTATTTTCTGAACCTGAGAGGGCTCTTAATGTTGTGTATTTATTTGTGTTTGTGTAATCTAAAATATCAATAACTGCAGGGCCATACACGCTAGTTGTAGATTGAAAGCCTAGTAATCCATTAACTGCAATACTAGAAGTAGATACACCACTAGCTGCACCTGCACCTGCTCCGTTACCCGTTAATCTATGGCGTGAATAATTACTGCCAGTATCACTATTAAATGTTACTAAAGCAGCATCGGTTGTAGTTGTGTTTAGGATGCCTCTAACCTGTAAATGCGTATATGTGCTAGGGATACTGCTAAAAGTAATAGATGAAACTGCCGTTCCTACAGTAGTTGTAGCAATAGATGCATAAGCTGTAGTAGATGCTGCTGCGCCACCACTAGAGGCAATGATGCCAATTAAAGGATTGAGCATTACGCAATGCCACCGACTACGATCCATGAGTCTGTTGCAATCTTAATGCAAGCTGCTGACTTATAGCGAGCAAGTACTGGCTGTGCAAGAACTGCACCCGCACTTACCACAGTAGTAGTACCAGAAGTAACAGCATTGATTGTAGTTACTCCTGCACCCTTCTGATAGACCAGCAAGGTAGTGCCAATAGGGAAAGCGTATGTCGCATCTGTAGGGATGCGGAAAGTGTTAGCTGCTGCATTATCCATCGTGCAGATTGAATAGAGGCCATCGGCCTTGACTGCTGTGTAAGTAGTACCAGTCTGTGCATTGAGTGTAAGACCAGCGAACTCAGTGTCGATGTCTTGACCAAGCAGGGCAATGGCTGTAGCACCATTCTTTACTAGATCACTCGATGTAGGTACATCAAAGCCAAAGTTAGTAGTTGTAGTTGCCATTAGGTTAGTGCTCCAGTCGCGTTAGTCCAAGTTAGTATAGCATTTACGCCTGTCCATACGAGCGAAGCAGGCAATACTGTTTCCCACTGGGTAGTGGATAGTGAGAAGTCTGTAGCTGAGATATAGAGAGTCATTTCTGTATAACTAGGTGTTGCCCTCAAGGCCACATTCTCAACAAAGCCATCAAATGACCCACCGAATAAGTTACTCGGCAGATTAGTGATTAAGACAGGCTGACCAAAGAACACGCCAATAAGTGAATCAAGCATTGCGCTAGGCATGTCTGGGTTATCAAGTCTAAAGGTAATCGCTCCCAGAGAAGCTCTAGGGTTCTTTCGTAGGTTTAATTCTCTAGAAGCAATGTCAGTAATGTCTAAAAGGTTTTTAATGTTGGAATCGACTGAACGCTCAAAGAGGCCGTATGAGGCTATAGAGTCGCTATCAGAGGTACTGTAGGTCGAGCCGTAGGATGTGGAGTAGCGATAGATAAGGCTGTTGCGGATGCGAGCAATCTGTGTCTGAGACTGGATACTGCTAGGAGTTGCGTAGTTTCCATCTAGGTTAGTAAAGCCATTCGCTGCAAGGTAATTAGATCGATGGTCTGCATCGTCATAAGAGACATCTCCATCCTTCTCCTCATAGACAGTTCCCAGTGCGCTAGTAGCAATTTGGTCTGCAAGGGTTTGAGACTTAGCAGATGCACTAGCTGCTAAAGCAATCATCGTATAAAAGCCTGAATCAATAGTGCCGATGTAGGACTCTGCGTTAGCCCATGTAACAGTTGCTGGGTATGTATCCCAAGTCACAGTAGGAGTAACTTCAGCCCAAGTAAGATTAAGAGCTGCACCAAGAATGGCTTCAATCTGTGCGCCATCTAAGCCTTCTGCTAGGGCAGTGTTATAGACCGCCTTAGTCAGTTTAGCCAGTGCGCCAATACCTAAAATTGTGCCAGTAGTAATAAAGCCAGTTTCATTTGGACTTCTAACACCAACACTAAAGTCTGAAACTTCGCCACCAAATACAGTGACATAAGTACCGCTAGTATTCTTTACTTCTAAAGTAATTGATTCTGTTACATTGATTGTAAAATCTGCACCAGTAGTATTGATAATCTGGACTTGGCAGTAGCCAGCAGTAGCTTGTCTATCAATGTCTAAACGACCAGAAGCAAAAGAAACAGAGGTGACAGTCGTATAGACATCATCACCTACTGTAATTCGCCATTCTGGAAGCCAAGCCATTAGCGAAGCCTTAGAGTGCCACGATCGACTGCACCTTGAAGATACTGGTCAAGGGTCTCTGCAATAGCGTTAGGATCTCCCACACCAGTGTTAATGGTTACATTAAAAGCATACAAAGAACTATTAGCAAATGCTGCTGCATCTGCTGCATTCTGTGCATCAAGTAAGTCAGCCATTGCATTAGCTCTTGTTATGGCTGCATCTGCAAATTCAAGGATTGCCTCTATAGAAACTCCTTGTGTAGGAATCGTAGGCACAAAATCATTAACAGGGATACCAGAAGGACTAACCCCTTTTGTGCTTGTACTAACACCGCTTGTTGTAGGTTGGCCTGTTAGCTTGCTCATGGCAATCAATTTAGCAATAGCAGCATCAAGGTTGGCAAGATTGATTAAGTCTTTAGGTAAAATTTTATCCAAGATAGATTTGATGTCAGCAAGTTTAATGTCCTGTTTTTGTAATGCTCCTAAGATTTTGAGATCTTCATTAAGTTGCTTTGTAGCAGCTTCTATGCGAGCAGTATCTTTAGAAGCAATAGCATCTTCAAGGGCAAGTATGTCTTGCTTAATTTTTAAGCGGGCAGTATCACTAGCAACTAACAAAAGCTGCGATTGAGATGTTGCTTTACCTAATTGTTCAGCCTGATTTATCATGGCGGCATTGAGTTGGATTTTATCCATATCAAAGACATCGGTGGCCTTATTAAGTGCTAGGTTGGCCTTGTCAAGAGCTGCAGAAAGTTTTTTATCAGCAAGGATTTTAGCTGAAAGCTTTGCTTGCTCTCTCATGATTTTTAATCGTTGTTCTTCGGCTTTCTTTGCAGCCGCATCAATTGCTTTACGCTCTCCTGGAGATTGTGCGCCTGCAATTTTAGGTGCGACAGGAACTAAACCTAAAAAGCCAGTCCATTCAACATCTTTAAGCATAGCTTCTAAACTATTGACACCTGTTAGAACTCTGATTACTCCAGCTAATCCTTCTGAAAATTTATCTATCTTGCTGGTTGCTCGATCTATATCCCCGTTACCAGCAATGCTTTTGAAGCCATCTAGAAATGCTCCACCTAAAGTTTCTGCGGCATTAGAAGTAGCAAGATTGAATTTATCCATTTGACCTGCATAGCCCGAAAGAGCCGTCTTGCCTGCTCCTGCAAATCGGTTTGTGATAATTTCAATAAGTTCATCAAAAGACTTAGCTTTTAATTCAGCAGCGGTATAGCCTAAGTTTAATTGTTTTAATCCTTTTTGATTGCCAACAAAAGCCTGTGAAAGAATATCTATAGTTGATGCGTAAGATAAACCAGAGCCACTAGACGCATCGAAGGCAACTGTCATTAGTTTTTGAGTAGTAGCAATTGAACCCGTAACTCGAGCCAATTGAGCGTATGCTGGTCTTAACTCATCATCTAGAATTGCCGACTGACTTTCAAGACTTGCTATAAATTTTTCAGAATCTAAATTGGCATAAGCAAGACCAAGATTTTTCAAATTGATTGCTAGTAGTTGCTGAGCCTTCTGATCTTGAGCAGCGGCAATAGATGCAGCTTTGGTATATTGAACAACAGCTCTAGCACTAAAGGCAATACCTAGTGCTGCACCTAATTTCTTAGCTGATTTAGCAAGTGTCGCTGCCGCTGTATCCGCCTGCTTAAATGCTTTCTTGCCTGTAAATTCGGCAAGAATCTCAAT